TGTAAAAAAAGATTTCAAATCACTTGAGCCAATAGTTGAAAATTTTGAAGAAAGTATATCTAGTTTTGATATAGTGGCTAACGATTTATCAAGAAGTTTTGTTTCTTTTGGTAATATCTTACAAGGGACTTTCGCTCAAGCTTTACAGAGTTCAGATGGATTTTTTAAGACTTTTGTAGCTGGAGCAAAAATGGCGTTGTCATCCTTAATGGCTCAGTTAGCAGCAACTGCTGCTCTTAATGCTTTGCTTGGAGGAACTGGTATTGGTAAAGCTTTAGGATTTGAAAGTATAGGAGGACTTGGAGGAATAGGAACTTTATTAAAAAAACTTCCATTCTTTGCAGAGGGTGGAATGGTTACTGGAGCGACTTTGGCTATGGTTGGAGAAGGTCCTGGAACATCGATGTCAAATCCAGAAGTTATAGCACCACTTGACAAATTAAAGTCAATGATGGGGCAAGGAGGAAATAGTGTTGAGGTATTTGGAACAATAAGTGGAGCAGATATTCTTTTAAGTAGTGATAGAGCAAGAAATAACAGAACAAAGACTAGAGGTTACTAATGGCAATAGATAATAGATTACAAAGCGAATTTCAAAGCGACAGAGGGACTTATTATAGAGTTACTATAATAGATACTGATAGTAGCTCTGCGATTCTTTATACTATTGTCTCAGATGATGATGGTTTTAAGCTTACATATCAAACAAATGATGATGATAGATTCACTGGTTTAATTCCCTCAAAATGCGAATATACCTTTTTGTTGAATGAAAATTCAGCCAATGTTTTGGGAATAGTAAATTCAATTAGAATTTCTCCTTATAAGAGGTGGCAGTTATTGATAGAAACTTCTACTGATGGAGTTACTTATTCTAGAGATTGGGTTGGAAATTTATTAAACGATATTAATCCA